CGCCTACGCTCTCCTTACCTCCAGGCATTGCTCGCGATGCCATCAATTTTGAAGTGTCCATCACTGGCGGCTATAACCGCATTCCCGGGTATGAGCGTTTTGATGGCCGCCCCAGTCCGTCCGATGCGGTTTACGTTCTAATCACAGTGGCTGACAGCAGCACTCTTGCAGTTGGCAATACCATCACCAACTTGGCTGTGTCCGTCACCGGTGTGGTGATTGCAATTACGGGCTCCACGGTGGTCTATACCAAGGCCGTTAGCGCATTTGCTGTGAGCAATGCCGTGTACGTTGGCGGAATATTAAAAACAACAGTTACCGCAATTGGCGGCTCGATTGACCCGGATAACGCTACGGCTGCCCAGTACCTCTACCTGGCGGGCGAACAATACCGCAGCGACATTTTGGTTGTTCCAGGAAGCGGGTCCATCCGGGGGGTAGTCTATTTCAACGCAAGCGACGTCTACGCCTGGCGTGACAACGCTGCCGGAACGGCCCTGGCCATTTACAAATCAACGACAAGCGGCTGGACCCTGGTGCCCTTGGGCTTTGAGATGGCTTTTAATACCGGCACCATTGCGCTGGTTGAGGGCAACATCATCACTGGTCAAACCAGCGGCGCAACGGCCACCATTACCCGGGTGGCTGTTAGCTCGGGCACTTGGACTGCCGGTACAGCAGCCGGGTATTTGATGTTTGCGTCTGTCACCGGCACGTTTTCAGCCGGTGAGAATTTACGTATTGGGGTAACTACTTATGCGCTTGCGGTTGCTGCGCAAGCGGCCATCACACTGTTGCCTGGTGGGCGTGTTGATACGTGCATTGAGAATTTTGGTTCTGGTGCCCGCATCTACGGTGCAGACGGAGTCAACAACGGTTTTGAGTTTGACGGCACGGTCTATGTCAAACTTCGCACAGGCATGGTTGACGACACACCCGATCACGTTGTTGTCCATAAGCAACATGTGTTTTTCAGCTTTGGGCCATCGGTCCAGTTTTCTAGCATTGCTGACCCGTACATGTGGAGCCCGGTTACCGGGGCCGGTGAAATTGCATTGAACGCGGATGTGGCCGCGTTTTTGGTGCAGCCAGGCGATCAGTCGACTGGGGCTTTAGCCATCTATTCAGATGACAACACTTTCATTCTGTACGGCAGCAGCTCGGCCAATTTTGCGCTGGTGTCATACAACGTGGGCACCGGGGCAAAAGCGTTTACCGCACAAAACGTCAACGTCAGCTACTCGTTTGATGACAGAGGCGTTATCAACATGGCCACCACGTTGAACTACGGCAACTTTGATTCTGCGGCTTTGACCTTGAACCTGCGCCCCTTCATTCAGCAACGGCGCAACCTGGCCACTGCCAGCGGCGTGAATCGCGAAAAGGGACAGTACCGGGTTTTCTTCAGTGACGGTTACGGTTTGTATGTCACCTTGGCCAACGGCAAATACATGGGCTCCATGCCCGTCCAGTTTCCAAACGCTGTTGCTTGCATGTGTGAGGGCGAAAAACCTGATGGCTCAGAAACTTCGTTTTTTGGGTCTACCGACGGGTACGTGTATAGGCTTGATGCAGGTACGTCTTTTGACGGCACCGAGATTGCGGCCAACATAACCCTGGTGTTTAACGCCATTGGCAGCCCGCGTTTGTTAAAACGATTTCGCAAAGCCTCTCTTGAAATTTCCGGCACCGGGTATGCGCAGTTTGCTTTTAATTACGACCTGGCGTATTCGTCCACTTATATTGGACAAGAAAGCCCAGTTGACTACGTAAGCAATTTGTCCGCAAGTTTTTGGGATGCGGCTTATTGGGATACTTTTGTTTGGGACGGTCGCACACTTGCGCCGTCTGAGGT